TTTACTAGAAGACCACATTATATTGCCGTCGGGTCCGCGATTTACGTTTACTGCGGCATCATACCAGTCGGGCAATGCACCTCGTTTGATCCACACAATTCTACCGCCTGCACGGCGAATACTGGCTATTTCGTTGGGGAAACGGCAGTCGCTAATTACAATGTTATCTGAAGAATTACGCAGTTTATTTTCTAGGCTAGCAATCCATGTGTCATCGTGAAAGCCTCTTCGGCATACTTCTGTACCCCAGTATTGTAGTACCCAGCGTGGAGTTAAGTTAGGCATATTTAAGCGTTCTGCCCACCAAGGATCTACTTGTTCACGCCATTCACGAGCAGTTTTTGTGCGGCCTTCCAGCATTGTACGATCCCAGCCAAATACTGCGGCAACTGCGTCTTTTAATGTGTTGGCAAAACTTTCTCTGCGAAATTCGTGAAAGTTGACTAGATAGTCAGCAACTGTGTCTTTGCCTGAACCAATAAAACCGCACACACCTATAATCATAGCGTCTCCTTAGATAACGCTAGTATATAACAGTTTTATTACAAGGTCAAATTATTTTTAGCCAATAATAAATGTATAGCCACGTCCGCCAGCAACTTGAGTGATCAGTTCTGCTTCCAATTTTTCCATTTCAGCAGTGCCTTCAGATTTCATAGCCGAGCCATTAAGTGCTGTGCCGCCTTGAGGGCCGGCAATTTGTGCAAACTTTTCACGGGCTTGCCCTAGCATAAGTTTACAGTTGGCCAAGGTATAATCTTTAATCCATTGTGTAGCGTAGACATCATTAAGAATACCGATGTCAGGACGATAGTTGTAGCAGTAAAGCATTAGTTCTTCGTCACTGTTACGTGGACGTTGTAGTAAAGTTAATTTATGACTTTGACTGTGCCATTTGAATTCGATAAAACTACCAAACATACGCCCAATCATTTCTTGATATTGTGCAAATAATTCGTAGGTCAATATGCCACCCATGTTACTACTGCTTAACAAATAAGTGTTTGTGTAGGCCAAGTTGAACGGTTCAAAAATAGTGCCGCCCTGGCCGCTGCCAGTTCTCGAGCCAATACTGCGTCGGAATATCTGACGAACTTCAATGACTTCTTTAGGTAGAATGTAGGTATTTTGATCTTGTACAGTAGTTAAGAACATATAACTTTCTTCTACTGAACTATCGCCACGCTGACGATACTTGCCCAGTGCTCTACTTAATGCTGTTTCGTAGTGTACTGGGTCAAGTTCAACATCGATCATTCCGTCGCCCAACATGGCTTTACAGTAGTTGTAAACTTCTGTTTTAGCCTGTTGTAGTTCGTTAATTTCTGTAGTTGGCATGGGTTATCTCTTTAGTATATTTACCGTTCTTTAATCCCATAGTCCGCCAGTTTGTTTCCAAGTGCCGTCTGTAAAGATCAGTGTACAGATTCCAGTGTTATTGATATTGGCAAATCCAGCATTAGTTCTAAACGGACGCAGTGGGTTAATACCATCCGGATTATCTACAACTACTATTACAATTTCAGAATCAGTTTCGGGACTTCTAACCAAATACATGATCTGTCCTTCAACACCGTCTGCCAGTGTATAATTACCATCTGTTAGTTTGTTAATAGTCTTGGTTAAGTCTATGGCTGTAAACCCTTGGTCGACTGCGTCTACATTGATAGTTGTAGTCTGTCCCGGAGTATCACCTAGATCCCCACTAGTCAGTTGACCAATAGTATCATTCACAGCATAAGATGTAGTTGAACTAATATTGATATATCCACTGATGCTACCACTAGACACTGTTACTTCAAATGTCACGCCACCTCGAGTAAATGGACCGTATGTGCCATCCGCAACGCCTAACCCAGTCATACCGCCGCCCAAGATTGAAGGTATACCAACGTCGTTAAGGACACCAGTTTTGGCCACTGTAGTAACACCAGGATAAGCAGTGGTTTGAATTGTACCGTCTGGGAATGTAACTGCCGAAGTTGTAAAAGAAAACGTACTTCCTCCAAAGGTCAATGTCAACGCAGTTGCGTTATAACTAAACGGAAGAGTATCTCCAGACACGAAAGTATAGTACAAGTCATTTCTATTTGGTGCTACAGGATCACCGCCAGAAAATTCTGTAAACGATACTACGGTGTTGTAGGTAGTTCCATCAACAACTGTATTAACTGTAAATTCTGTTCCCGCTGTTAATGTTGCTAAGAAGTTATAGAATTGAGTACTGATAGGGGAAGGTGTAAAGTTAGGAGCACCTGTGTTGCTTTCTACTCTAATATAACCGGTGCCGTTGCCATAATCTCCAATAATAGTTCCTGTGAAGTCTGTGCCTAGAGCGAATACTGAATTGCTTGCGGCAGGAATCACTACACCACCAGTATAGGCCGTTGTCTGTACAGTATTATCTGGGAATGTTAGATCGCCACCTTCACTAAATGTCCATCTGCGTAGTGTTGAGTCTGATAGGTTGATGTCAATGTTGATGTTGCCTTCACTAAGGATATCGCCGGGGACAGTTAAATTACCATCTGTGCCAAATGTCCAAGTGCTGCCGTTGGCACCAATTTCTACACCCTGTGTACTTGGTAGTTTAACATAGTTGTCGTCATCGCCGAAGAATAGATCAACAATGTCTGGACTATCCTTCATTATGTGGAAATGACTTTCCCCGCCTGCACACTCTGCTAGGTTGCCCAACAATATTGTGCCACGGGTTGTGGTTATAGAAATGCCACCATCTACTGTGGTACGCACATTGTGATCGTCTGTGCCCAAGATGATACTGGTCACTGACAAATCACCTGTGGTCAAGTGTAGGTGATGGTCACCTTCAAAAGTGGGTGCGCTGGCATTGATCAAGCCTGATTCAACACCTGTATTATTAGGGTCGTAGTTGTTGTCTTCAGGTGATACACGCACAGTAAATTCATAGGCGTCACTGTCGATGAGAATAGTAAATTCGCCACCGGTGCCAGTTAATGCCACCGTACCAGAATTTGAATCACCTATGCCAGCATCGGTTGGATAGATCCACCAGTATAGTGTTTGATCAGCATACGTATCTGAATATACCGAGAAAGTGAGAGTATCACCGACTTGAGCAGTATTGACATAATAATTTATGTTTATACCATTATCAGTATAATTGTAAGAGCCGCCACCTTTGATCACCAACTTCTGGCTGGCCACGGTGGGGCTTGCTGGTGTAAGTTGAATAGTTGGATTGCTGGTAACATACCCTTCTGTGATAGTACCGCCCTGAGGTAATGTTAAAGTACCAGTTGAACCTAATACCAGTTGGTTAGCACCGCTGACCAATCGGTCACTGCCGCCCTCTGTGTACAGTGTGCCTATCAAGAATCCGCTGACTTCTGTGGTCAGTGTCACTGTGCCGGTGGTGATGTTTCCAGCATTGTCTGTGTCGGTCTTGCCTGCGTCAACCACTGTGATATCGCTGGCTGTGCCGTTTAAAACACCGCTGAATGAGGCTGCTTTGAAATCCCAGTCGCCTACGGAAAATACATCTCCACTAGCCGAGACCTGAACCACTGTGGCCTGTGGTTCTCCACCGTTTGGGAGATCACCAAATCCTCCGCCAAGTAGCACATACCCGTCTTTGACTGCTATGTTACTACCACCACCGTCGGCGAAAAAGATGCCACCGGCAAATGACCAACCTGTGGTATTGTCTATGAGTCTTTGCCATTCTACTGTGCCATCAATGCCATATTTGGCCGCGACCCAAGTGTACTTACTATTGGCATCGTTGCCAGTCATACCTGACAAGTACAGTTTGTCATCAGCACCAACTACCACGCTGACGCCAAATGTATCACAGTCACCTGTTACTCTTCTGCTCCACTGTTTAGCACCCGTGCCGTCCAGTTTCAGTATGCTTAGGGCACTGGTTGTTCCTCCATCAAAACTATATTCATAACTGCCTGTTACATAGATGTTTCCGTCGCTGTCAATGTCAGCATCTGCCCCCGAGCAGTCAAAGCCCTCATCAAACAGTATGGCCTTTTGCCACTGTATAGATCCTGCGCTGTTGTACTTGACCACCAACATGTGATCGTCTGTATTATTAGCGGCCAGTGTGGCTACTTTGACTACCATATCGTCTGTACCGTCTGCGCCACCAAGGGCTGAACCTAAAATAGTAGCAACTGTGCCATCCACTGTTCTGCCGCCTTCTGTGTCACTAATGTTGGCAAATGTTGGAACACCTGCCGCAAAACTAACATCAAACTCTAGTGCGCCGGCTAACGCTCCTGTTTGATTTATTGTCCAGTTAGCGTTGCTTACTGGGTCTGCGTATAATGTTGCGGCAGCATCAGTGACACCCAACTGCTCCATATAACCAATGGCCACCACTTCACCTGTAGGACCCACTGCCATACCGTAGGCTTCTTCGTCGGCCTGACCGTCCAGTGCTCTTGACCAAATGATTGAGCCGTCTGCGGCATCTACCTTGGTAGTGGCAACATAGTCATCTGTGCCGTTGCTGGCATATCCAACCATAACCGGGTCACCGTCTGAAGCCACATCCACTACTGAACTTTGACTATTGAATCCAAAGTCGTAGATCTTGCTCCATAGTACACTGCCATCAGTGCTGTCAATTTTGGTCAAAGTGGCATTGCCCTGTTCTTCAACATCTGTCTTGCCTGCTACATATATCGAGTCACTGTCGTTGTCCACTGCCAGCCCCCAACCGTCTGTGTAAAATTCATCGTCAAATTTTGCTGTCCATATCTTGGCGCCTGTGGTGGTGTACTTACCCACGGAATAATAACTACCACCACCATCGTCGTTGAAATGATTGAACAAGGCAATCACATTGCCCGCTGAATCGTATTCCACGCTGATTGCTAGTGACACAATGTCTGTTGGAGCACCGTTTTGAGTTTCAAATGTCTGTACCCATATATTACTATCACTTGCGCCACCGCCCAATACTGAGTTACCTTCGCTGTCAACAATGTCGCCACCTGCGGGTAGTTTTAGATCACCATCTGTGCCAAACAACCATTTTTTCTGCTGATCGCTGGTAGTATTGTTGGCCCAAATGCCTACACCGTAGGAACCTTCTATGCGAGTTGGATTGTCTCCATCGTCATCCTCTTGTGGCTTTAATACCAATCTGCTTTCACCGGGGCCGCCTTGTTCACTGGTTTCAATGTAGATATCTGTACCAGACTCTACATCAATTGTATTGCCATCAAAAGTAAACGAACCTAAGTCAGCACCTGCTAAAAGGTCATCACCAGTCATGGCGTCACGGATGGTCTTGCCTGGTGGAATGTGTAAATCACCATCTGTGCCAAAACGCCAAGTATAACTGAGGCCTGAAGCACCAAATGAAACTGTGTCACCACCACTGAATCCAGCGGTAATATCTTGAGCAACATGGATTTTCCAGTAGTTGCCAGGTTCTTCAACAACGTCTGTAATTGTGGCAGTTATGGGTGTTCCCCATGATGTGGTCACTGTGTCACCTACGCTAACAGCGGAGCCCAAGTTAGGATAGGTGTCGTGGTCAATAAAGAAACGCCAAACGCCACCTGGTGGCACAAGTTCATCTACTTCATTAACTTCAACATTCTGCGGTCCAAGGCTTCTGTTGTTTGTGCCAATCTCCACACCAAATTGAGCAGTTGGGTTGAGTTCATATCCAGGTAATTTAACATAGTTGTTGTCGTCACCTAGGAACAGGTCACTAGCGGGCGGATTACTGTTACTACCGTCAAAGGCAATGTGGAAGTGTTGTGCTACACCTGGCACTTCCATGTCAGTACCCATGGCCAATGTGCCTCTATTGGTGGACAGTATCAGTCCGTCACCGTTTGTGATAGTGTCTTCGCTAAATGTAAAGTCGCCAGTGTTAGCATTGCCACCGCCAGTGTAGGCTGTGGTCTGTGTAGTACCATCTGGGAATTCTAAACTGCCATCACCGCGGAAGGTCCATTCGGATGTATCAGTATCTTCTGAATCAGTGCGATCATATGATATAATTCGCAGGCCGCTACGATTATTATCTTGCCACGCTAATTGAATTCGACCTCGATTTAGTTCTGTTTCATCATTGGGATTGCCAGTGTAGGCTCTAATGAGACTAGTGTCTTCACCAAGAGGCATATTGATCCAACGCACACTAGTATTGGCACTTTCGGTACTGTCTATGTAAATGTGTCCGCCATCGACGCCGCCGACAACAATGTCGCCAGGAGCGGTTAATGTACCAGTCTGTCCAAAGTTCCAAGTATAACTACTGCTGTCCTCACTGTTGACTGTGATGTTGATGCTATCGTTGCTGGTTAGGCTATCGCCTGCGCCACCGCCAATTTCACTGCCCGCATCGCTGTCATCAGGGTCTTCCGCTTCGTTTTCTTCACCAGGATTGACAACTTTAACAGCACGAAGTTTACCAGCAACGTTGGTAAGTTTAATATTGTCAAGATAGATACTGCCACCTGCGGTGTAAACGTGTCGCCATTGATTTGTAGGACTACCTAGGTCTCTGGTGTTATCAGTATCTGGAACGATATTAGTTGCTACAGACGAAAAATCAGTAACTTTGTCGTCCCAGTATGCTAGACTATTCCAAGCAGTTGTACCTGTACCTATTTTAAGTTTATTATTGGTTATATCAATACCAATCTCGCCCTGTGCCAATGTTGGGTTTGTGCTGGTCCAGTTTGTCGCTGTGTCGCGTCTTAGTTGTATTCTACGTGCCATATTATGCTCCGCCTCCATCTATGTTGTTTTCGTCATTAAAAATAGTAATAGCCGCTCCGCCGTCTAGGACGATGATTTCATATATTTCGTCAAAATTTTGATTTACTTTATTAAACGCATCACGGATGATATCTCCGTCTTTGCTGTTTGCGTTGGTCCCAATGTTTATCGTTTGTTTTGTCATTATTTTTCGTCCTAGGAGTTACTTCAACTAGTATTTATCGTGCGCTAAATATAATACTATGCCACGCTTATCACTTTACCGCCCCGAAAAAGGCTCTGATTACAAGTTTATTGACCGCACAGTCTACGAGATGTTTCAAGTAGGCGGTGTAGACGTCTTTTTGCACAAATATATTGGTCCTGCTGATCCCAGTGATCCCAACAAGGCCATGGGAGAAACCACTATTCAGGATGTGCTGTTTTTAGAAAATCGCGATAGAAAATACGATGCAGATGTTTATACTCTACGTGGCGCTTACAACATTCAAGATACAGATTTTAACCTCAGTCAATTTGGCTTGTTTTTGCAAAACGACACAGTATTTCTAACAGTACACATTAACAATAGTGTAGACACCATTGGTCGAAAAATAATGAGTGGCGATGTGGTAGAATTGCCTAATTTAAAAGATGAGTATGCGTTAAATGATTTTAAAAGTGCTTTAAAACGATACTATGTTGTAGAAGATATTAATCGAGCCGCTGAGGGATACAGTGCTACTTGGTATCCGCATCTATATAGACTAAAATTAAAACCCATTGTTGACAGTCAAGAGTTTAAAGATATCCTTACTCGTCCAGAAGATGAAGATTTATTTGCCGGCGACTGGAGTCGAGAAAGAACATATTATGCTGGCGAAGTGGTAAGATACAATGGAACTTTGTATGTGGTCAAGCCAACTGTTGGTGCTGAGGGTACACTATTAGAGCCGCCAAATCTTCAAGTTTGGAGTCCGTACAACGACAACACTGTACGAGATTTAATCAGCACCTATGAAAAAGAAATGCAGATCAATGCCGGCATTATTGCTGAAGCAGAATCCGATGCAGAACTAAGCGGATCAGATACCACGCACTTTTATACATTGTCTGTTGACGGAGAAGGTAGATCGGCAGTAGAAACCGCAGACACTGATATAAATGTAGCCAGTGCATTTGACGTTAGCAATACATCAACACCTCCGGTAAGAGATGGCTACAAAGGTTACTTGTTGGAAGATGGGATTCCTCCAAACACTTCTGATGGGCAGTTTGGATTTGGTATACAATTTCCCCGTGGGCCAGTCAATGGTGATACATTTTTACGCACAGACTATTTGCCCAACAGATTGTTTAGATGGAACGGCAACAGATGGATTAAACAAGAAGACAATGTACGTATGACTCTTTCCAACACTGATGATCGTAAAACACTCAAGACTTCCTTTATTAATAACAGCAATCTCAGTGGAATTTCTAAAATTAAAAGCGATGTTATTCGCATTGACGAAAACAGAAATCCGCTATTCGAACCCGATAAAGGAACTGTTAACTTTGTTGTTAGCAACAGTTCATTGTTTATATTAACAGATGTACCCTATCAAGAAAACATGTTTGTAGAAGTATGGCTAGACGAATTAAGTAAAGCCACAGAAATCACGTTATCAGATCAGCAGGGATTTTTAGCATTTACAGTTAATCATCCAATTTTAGAAAGCACAATTATACGTTGGACAGCCTTTGATGAAACTGTTGACCAGCGACAAAGTCTAACCAAGGCTTTGAGAAAAATTAAACCAACGGCGGATAATTAATTATGCAATGGTTCTATGACGGACAAATAAGAAGATATGTAGGACAAATTGTCCGAATGTTAAGCGGGTTTAGATATCAGAGTCTAGACGGTAAACAAACCACCGTGCCTGTGATGTACGGAGATTTAACTAGACAAGTAAGTAACATTATTAGAGAAAACTCGGAAAATAAAATTCCCAGTGCTCCTAGAATTGCTGTTTATATCAGCGACTTAGCCATGGATAAAACTAGGCTAGCAGATTCTACTCACGTTAGTAAAATTCATATTAGAGAACGTGAAAAAGTTTTTGACAGTGCTGGCAATTTTGTAGAATACGGTGTCACACAAGGCAGCGGATACACAGTAGAACGTCTAATGCCTACACCATATAAACTAACTGTTAAAGCCGATATATGGAGCACTAACACTGATCAAAAATTACAAATTTTAGAACAAATTTTAATGTTGTTTAACCCTAGTTTAGAATTACAAACATCTGACAATTACATAGACTGGACCAGCATCAGTGTGCTGGAAATTACTAATATTCAG